CCGCGAGACAAATCTTTCGCTGAATCTGCCCATGACGCCCGTGAACCAGCACGGCGACAAGATGGACAACGACTTACTCTCTACGCCTGCCTTTTTTGGCCCGAATGCCGAGGGTGCCGAGGACGAAAACCCGGCGATTGAGATCCTGATGCAGCGCCTCAAGCACCGCGCCAAGCTCACGAAGCTAAACGAGGTAGGCAAGAAGGCCAAGCAAGGCAGCCTCATCCGAGGCCAAGAGATTACGCGGGCCGGGCTCAGCGAGGCATATTACATGAAGCCCGTTGTTACCCAAACTGTGACGCTTGACGGCAAAGTGATCAAAGACAGCCAAGGCCAGCCAGTTCTATCAACTGACAAATGGATTGCCGACCCGGCTTATCCAGACCGTCAAGTATTGGAGCGTGACCCGGCTATTTTTGTGCCTGTAGGGGCGGCCCTGCAAATCTCCAAACCCAAGGTTGTGATGCAGCGCACCAGCAAGGAGCCCGGTGCAGAAACTAAAGTCATCCACTACGGGGACTTCTTCTGTCACATCAACGCCGAAAACCTCGACGTTTCGCCACTGAAAGGCCACGTCTTCGCCGCCAACCCCGGCGACCTACTCATTGGCTACGCCCCCGAGACACGCGAAACAAAGGCGTTCGACGACTACAACACCAAGGCTAAGACCGGCAACCTGACCGGCGGGGCCGATAACAACACCTACACCGTCCGCGCCAATCTAAACCGTGTCCGCGATGGCGAGAATGAAGCCTCCATGCGCCCTGCCACGGAAGATCCAAAACGCTTCCGCACCCGTGTTTATGTGGAAACATGGATTCGCTACGATGCCGACGGCGACGGCTATGCAGAACCTATTTACGTCCTCATTGACTGGGATGCTAAAATCCCGATTCACTACGAATACGCCACGATCATCTTGCCATGGTCCGACAAGGAAGCCCCACACCCCTACACTGATCACCGCATCTGGCCGAAACTGCACCGCTGGACAGGCCGAGGCTACTACGAACTCCTCGACACTTGGCACGAAGTCTCAGACAAGATGCTCAACCGCATCGAGTTTGATGCCAATACCTCCGGCAACGTGCTTTTTGAGAACCCCCTAGCCACACAGCAGGGCATCGACGGCGGCGGCATCCAGTTCCGCAACTCCGAAGGCTACCAACTCCGCGCAGGCTTCACCGCCGACGACGCCATGGCCGTCAAGACCGTGGAACCCGCCAATGTGGGCATTTTCTCCGAACTCATGGACCGCTTCATAGGCCGGGCCGAAATCAACGCCGGGCTGACCAGCCCCGCCGACTCCACCGTGGCCGATGTGCCGGGCCAGGACACGCTAGGCGTTGCCAAGATCCTCGAAAACACCAGCAACCAAAGCCTGCGCGCCCGAGAAAACGAAGTCGTGGAAGGCCTGACAGCCATGCTCAACGACTTTATCGACATCGAGCTTTACACGATGACGAACACCGAGGCCGGGCTGGCGGCCCTCATCAAACAGGTGGGCCAAGACAAGGCCATGATCTTGATTGAATGGGTAAAGGGCTTCCCCGAGGACGTGCGGAACGTCTTTGAAATCAGCCTCACCAAGTCCCACAGCTCGCAAATGGTCGAAGTCGGCCAAGCCATCATCAACGTCCTGAACCAGTTCGCCGCCATGGCCCCGCCCATGCAGCAAGCTATGATGCGCCAGTACACCGACATCCTTAAAGGCATTGGCGAGCCAAACCCAGAAACTACCCTGGCCGCCATCCAGCAGGCCACCGCCGTCATGGCCCAGGCCCAGGCCGAAGCCATGGCAGCCGAGGCCGAGGCGGGCCAGCCTCCGCAAGAACCGCCCACCCGATAGCCGCCCATGTCCAAGCCCATCGAAGCCCTAGCCGAAGAGTTCCTCATCCAGTTGGAGAACAACGAGGCATTCGACAAGATCATCGTCAAGCCCTACACGGCCTACGCCCAAGGCGCGCTTCGCCGGGCCATTGCCGAGGCCGCCAAGCCCGCCGGGCCGGTCAAGGCCGAGGACGCCGACAACCCCACGAAGGTGCGCAATCTCCAGATCATCTCCGACTGCCTGCGCGAATACACGATTTACAACGAAGTCGCCACGCTCGTCACCGGCCAACTCGCCGCCGTCCGCCAGGGCCGGGCCGCCAAGGAAAAGGCCGGGCAGGGCGGGCAAAAAGACTTGCAGCCGGGCGAAGAATCCGCATAACTACACACAATGGAACGCTACCCCCAAAACTACTACCACTACATGGGTGGGCTCATCATCCAAAAGCAGCGCGCTTTTGAGACAATCACCTCACCTGATACAGCCGAGGAACTTGTGTCCGCCGTGGCAAGCAAACGAATCGCGGTGTTCTACGTCGAGATCAGGGCTTCCGCAGACGCCGTGGTGACTTTCAACTCTGCCTCCACCGCTATTGACGCGCCCGAGTATGCGGCAGCCAACGGTGGCAGCAACCGTGGTAACCCAGACAATCAGACGCCTTTGTTTGTCACCGAAGTGGGCGAGGCGCTCACCGTCACATCCACCGGCACGGCCAGCGTCTCTGTCCGTGTCATCTGGGCACCCATCCCTGGCTAACCCACAATGGCTAATGCCCTCAATCTTCTAGGCTGCGGCAGCGGCGGGGCAGGCGGCCCGCCAGATCCAGGTGATACGCTGCTTTTGGCCTCTGGCGGCGGCTCGTCTTTGCTTTTGGCCGACGGCTCTAGCTTTCTTCTTCTTTCCGGCTCCTAACATCTCACTCTAATGGCAGACTCAACACTCGCAGCACTCACCGCCGCTACGGCAGGTACCGGGGGCCTTTACTATGGCACTCAGTCAGGGGCCGACCGGAAGTTTACCGTCACGGCAGCCGGGGCGACATTGGCCGAGGCGGCGGATGCGGCGGCTCAGAGAACGGCTTTAGGCGTGTTGGCCCTTACAGGCGGAACTTTGACCGGCCCACTCACCATTACGGGCGGCACAGTTACGACCTCCACACCGCTGCTTATTCAGACGCAGACGTGGAACGGAGGCACACAGGCATTCAAAGCGAACACCCTGAACATCACGAATACGGCGAGCAAAGCATATTCCGCGACATGGGCAGATGTTTCGACCGCGTTTGAATACCAGATCGGAGGCACGGCAAAACTGGCATTTATTCCCGTAGGATCAGAAAATCTTCCAATGCTTCGATTGGGGTCTGGAACTGATGGGTCGCACGCTCTTTTAAAAGCGGGAACCTCCGCACTAATCACCCGTCTTTCAGACGGCATTGATATGGTGTCGATGGGTTTCCACGCCACCCAATTCGGCATCACAGTTGCAGACAACTTTGCTGGCGGGACGTATAAAGGTGTAATTGGATTTAATTCCACATCGAACGTGATGGGCGGAGGCAACGGTTCCGCCGACGCAATGTTCTCTCGGTTAGCTGCGGCAAGTATTCAAATGGGGTTAAGTTCTGCTACTCCCATCAATCAGTTATTCACTGGACCAAGCGGAGTCGGGACGAACATCGTTGGTGGCAAACTGTCGATTGGTCCCGGTAAAAGCACCGGCAACGCCACGCCTGCCACCGTGGTCCTTCAAGGAACCGCAGCCGGATCAAGCGGAACCACAGCGCAAACACTTGTGGACGTGCTGACAGTCGTTCGTGCAGGCGTCGTCCGCATTACCAACATCCCCACATCCTCGGCAGGATTGAGCACGGGAGATATTTACTCTAACTTAGGAATCCTTACCATCGTCTAGCGCCATGCCTATTCCAATCATTCCCCCCATCGTTGAACCCGCTGTTCCAGAGACGACCTTTGACCAGTGGTTCTTTCCAAACTTTGCCGCCACCAACCTGAACGATGCAGTCAACGCCAAGTTGACGTTCGATCAGGCTCCACAGAACTCGGAAACAGGTGAGTTCTTGTGGTCTGGGCGAGTTACCACATCCGGCAATTTCTGGGACATCGTTCAGAATGTCCCAGGTGCCGCACAGGTCATGCAGGACGTGCTTAACATCCTGCCTGCCATCAAAGACTACCTTGACTCCAAAAACGCATGAATCCCGAAATTACCCAAGCCATCCAAGCCGCTCTTGACGCGCAATTCAAAGCAGGTGCAGCCATCGGCAAACTCGAAATGCTGATCGCTCAAGCTATGCCAAAGCCTGAAACGACTCCTGAGACTGACCAAGAGCCATGAAGCGTGCCGTCATCTACTCAATCGACACGACAAACCTGCCGAAAGGTTCCCGAGCGTGCATTGAGTGGGCGATGAACCAATGGGAGATTGACACCGATGGGCAGGTTGAGTTTTTCGAGCATCCGCGCACGGCGACGCTGATGTTTTCGTCGGGAAAACCGCCAGACGGCGCGCAGGCTTATTGTCAACCGCTCAGCAAGGGTGCGTTTTCCATCACCTTCGACCCATCCCTGAAATGGGCAACGACTTGGTGGCACCGCTTTACAGGACGCACCCCTGACATGCGCAGGCTGGCTTTGCACGAAATAGGCCACGCTCTCGGGCTCGAACACTCGGACGATCCGACAAGCATCATGCACGCTCGGCCTACAGCATCCAGAATCGACGCCGCCAGCGTCCGAGCCATCACTTGAAGCACCATGCAATGCCTCCACTCAATGAACATCCCGCCGCCCGTCCAACACGCCCTCTCTGAAATCCCGGCCCCCATCTTGGCCGTCATGTCAGCCGGGCTGGCCTCAGCCATGGCCTTAGCGGAAATGGCATGGCACGCCTTTACTGGGCAGGTGCCTAGCCCTGAGCAGGCCGGGCAGTGGAGCTTTTACGGCGTTCTCATCGTGGCTATTATTGTGCTTTTCACCTCTCTAGCATCGGTGATCTGGTGGGGAGCAACCAAGATGCTTGACGCATTGAATAGCCTCACAGAAGCCCTACACAAGCTCAACGAAACAAGCGAAAAGCAGGTGGAATACTTCGACGACATCGCCAAGCAGGCCATGCGCAACGCATTAACAACCCCGCCTAGATGAGCAATTACCCCGACATCATCCCGATACGAGACGCCGATTTTGGTTTTCCGTTTTGGCCGTGGTCAAAGGGGCCTCTTTGGAGACTAGATGGCGCTTATGGATTCACTGTCAGTAAAGACGGGTTTCACCAAGAATACGTCATTCCAGACGGTTACGAGTTCGACGGCCAAAGCGTGCCAGCCATTTTCCACGGCCCGCCTTTCAACTACGGCCCGTCTGGCGTGGGCATGAGGGCTGGGCTCTGCCACGACTTTCTTTGCGACTTGTATCAAGGCGGCTCTGACTGGCTACGCCAAGAGCTGCCCAGCCTGCCGCCCACCCCGCCGCCAGCCATCATTCACGCGGTTTATCGTGACATCCAATTAGCCGACCTCCAACGCAAGACCAAGGCTGATATTTCGTGGTGGGCTGTGGACAAGTTCGGCCCAGGCGGCAAGCTCCGCCCCGGATTCCTCAACAAAAGACGCCTAACATGAAACCATTCATTCTCCGCCGCCGCCCATTCAGCCAGCGCCTAGCCCGGCTGCCAGCTTTGATGCGGCATTCGTGGCAGTTCTGCCGGAACGCCTCAATGTGTGAGCGGCTGGTGTTCTGCTTGTGGATGGCGAAACTCCAGTTGTTCCCATGCTAGCCTTCCTCCACGAACTCAGCGGCCTTGGTCTAGCCTTGGCCGTCATGGCCGGGCTGGTGCTGGCCGTAGTGGGCTTCTTTCTGATGATTGACAAAGGCCAAGGCGGGCCATAGGCTTTGGCTCGCTATGAGCACGACACCCGACACACCCATTCTGCAAGAAGGCGATAAAGGTCCGGCAGTTCTTCGCCTCCAAGGCCGCCTGCATGATCTCGGCTACCTCAAGTCCAAGCCAGACGGTTTTTTTGGATCCATTACGGATGACGCCGTAACAGACTTCCAAGAAGCGCGCAAACTCGCCGCAGACGGCGTAGTAGGCCCAGCCACTTGGGCCGCCCTCCAGCCGCCCGCCAAGGCTGTGCCGCCTGCCGCCAAGCCTGCCACAGGCCCTAGCTTCGCCGACTGGCTGGTGAACATTGCCAAGCGTGACGTGGGCAAAGTTGAGTCCCCCCGCAACAACCAAGGCGCATGGATCAAGCGATTCTGGCCTTCCACCTCCTACCCAGACGGCTACAGCAACAGAGAGCCCTACTGCGCGGCAGCCATGGCCTTTTGGCTGGACACAGTAGGCGACGAGCTAGCCAAGGCTGGCCTGCTGGAAAGCCTGACCGGCATGAACGCCGAGCAGTTCGAGAAATGGCGCTGTAAATCCGCCGGAGCCTGGGCTTGGCAGGGCTGGGGCCATAAGGCCAAGGGCGTGACCGTCCTGCCCGACTCCGCCACGCCGCAGAAAGGCGACGTATGTATCTTCGATTTTAGCCACATCGGCCTAGTCACAGGTCAGCCAGCCAAGGGCCGGATTGCCACGATTGAGGCCAACACAGGCCCAGCTGGCGAGCGTGATGGGGATGGCTGCTGGGAGAAGAATCGCCCGCAGGAAGTGGCCCGCTGTTTCCTTCGCTTCAACTTCGCATGACCGAGGAGCGCGTAGCTTTTGAACTCCACCGGCAAGTCGCCAAAGCCGCCCATGGGAAAGACCACCACCTTGTCACCACCGTTCTTACCCGCGCTATGTGGCAAGTCTTCCTGCGCGGCATCGGCTTACCCGACCATGAAGAACCAAACGCAGAAACGCTTTTCTCCAAGGCTCGCCGTGTGGCGGGCTCTCACACTGTTGTCTTGGATGTGCCGGGTATGTGGGCAGTGTCCTGTTTGACTCAAAAGCCATGAAACTCTTTGTAAACTACTACTGGCCTGATGGCGACGAAAGAACTGCTGTTGCGGTGCTGCGCGAAGTCCAGCGGCTCCCCGGTTACTTAAAACACGTCAAAAGCTACCGCACCTGTATTCAAGCTGGCGGCAATGTGGGCGTGTACGCACAATGGCTAGCGCGCCACTTTCAAACGGTCATCACCGTGGAGCCAGATCCCGAGAATTGGGAGTGCCTTCAAAAGAACTGCACCGCGCCGAATGTCGTGGCTCACCTCGCTGCGCTAGGGCACCAGCCCGGCTTTGTGCAAACCTTCCGCCCGCCTAGCGAAGCGTCCAACTATGGAGCCACTATGGTAAAGCCCGCGCACTCTGGCGCTCCCATCAAGATTATTGACGATATGCAGCTTGGGAGTTTGGATTTCCTACTACTCGATGTGGAAGGCTATGAGACTCCCGCCATCCTTGGAGCCGCCACCACCATTGAGCGGTGTCGCCCTGTCGTTGCCATAGAGGCCAAAGGGCTAGGCTCTGCCCACGGCTGGCCTGACGCCATGGCCCACGACTGGCTAACTGCGCGAGGCTACAAACTGGCCGAGTCGATAGGCCGCGACAACATTTACACTCCATGAACTTCGTTTGCGTCCTCAAATCAGGCGGCATCTACACCCATGCCCATGTCGAGCGCCTGCGGGCAATGGTCTGGCAGCCTGTCACATGCCTGACGGATTGCCCAGACGTGCCCGGCCCCACTTTGCCGCTCCGGCATGGCTGGCCCGGTTGGTGGTCTAAACTTGAACTCTTTGAGCATGACCTTGGGCACGTCTGTTACTTCGACCTGGATGTGACAGTGCAAAGCCTTGACTGGCTCAAATGCCTCGACTCCGCCGCCTTCTATGCCATGGCCGACGCCTACCAGCCGGGCGGCTGCCCGGTCAATAGCTCAGTCATGGTCTGGCAAGGCCCCATGCCTGCCATCGTGGCTGGCTTTGGGGCGGAGGGAATGGCGAGTTGCCCCGGCGGAGATCAAGAATGGATATGGCGCAAGTTAGGGGGTGCCATTTGTTTGATCCAGCCGCCCGCCGTGGCGAGCTACAAGAAGCACGGCAAGAAGGCCGAGTATGGAGTGGTGGTGTATCACGGCAGGCCGAAGCCTTGGGATGTCGCAGAGTTTGAGCATGAACTACTGGCGCTTTTCCCAAACTCTGTGCTGCCACGCAAAGAGCAGTATGATGTAGCATGGGGAGCGCTCCACACCGACGTTCAGCGGTATTCCACAGGCGAGCGAGCACACGCAAAGTGTTGGCTTACTTATCGCGCTTTCGATGGCGAGGTCACATGGAATGACTGGTTGAAAAATGTT